AGATAGAAAAGCATTAAGAAAAATATTTGCAACAAAAAAAACTGTTAAAGGAAAAGCTCCTGCTAAACAACCAAGAGATGAAGAAAGTCAGCTACCTAATATTGTTGGTCAAGCGTCAGATCCTAAATCTCCAGTAACTAAATTAGATATTCAAGCTGATCCCGGCCTCCCTGAAAAAGAAGATCAAGAGTTTTTTATGGATAAAGTTCAAGATTATCTTGATCAAGGCGATGATTTAAAAACTGCTAGAAAAAGAGCAGGAAACGATCTTGGAGAAAGAAAACTATCTGAGGAGTTAACTGGAGATCAGCTTAGAGATTTATTAGGTGAAGGTGTTTTAGAAACAGATCTTGGTGAAATAACAGATTCTGAAGCAACAAAAATGTTAGAAAGAGCTTTTGAAGAAGGATTGACAAAAAAGAAAGCCGGTGGGCAAATAGGCAAACCCAAACGTAAGATTAAAAAGTCAGTACGTGGTAATGATCTTGTAGCAATGATGTATGATTAATTATGGAAAGGTTTGCAGAATATAATAGAGGACTGCTAGATCAAAGAGGTCCGGTTAATCAATCTCAGTTGATGTATCCAGCTTTTCAAGATCCTTATTCTCCTGTAACACAATCTGCTTTAGATGTAGGCCGTGTTACAGTAGGTATGGAAAATCCTTTGGGAGACTATGGTAGAGAGCAACTTGGTCCTGAAGCTGTTGACAATATTGTAACTGCTATAGAGGCTGGAGGAATTGGATCTTTATTATATAAGGGTGGTAAAGGTGCTGTTAATGTTAGTCGTAAGTTTACACCAAAAGGACGTAAGAAAGCAAAACAAGCATTAGATAAAGCTAAAAATAAACAAGCAACTAAAGCTATTGTAAGACAGCTTGGTACATTTGGGGCTAAACGCATGGGACTAGCAGGTTTAGCAGCAGGACTAGGAGCAGCATTTCCCCCAACACTTGCTGTATCAGGTCCGGTTATAGCAGGTCTTAGTATAGCAGATTTATTAGCAGATAAAAGTATAAGAGGCATGTTACCTGAACTTGCAACTAAAGAAGGTCTTAAAGAAATGCCATCTGCTTTAGAAAGAGAGACTGCACAGAGAGGGGCAGCTAAACAGAGAACATCTGGTCTTACGTCCTTACTTGAAGCTAGAATAAAACCATAGGAATAGTTATGGCAGTAAAGAAAAAAAGAAAGCCCAGTAACATGAAGGGCATTACTATTGGTAGAGGCATGAAGCGTCCTACCAAGTCTGGTGCTGGTATGACTAAAAAAGGTGTAGCTAAATACCGTAGACAGAACCCCGGTTCTAAGTTAAAAACTGCGGTAACTGAAAAGAAACCTACAGGTAAACGTGCAGCAAGGCGTAAGTCTTATTGCGCCAGATCTGCTGGACAAATGAAGAAGTTTCCAAAGGCTGCTAAGAATCCTAATAGCAGACTAAGACAAGCTCGTAAACGATGGAGGTGTTAAAGAGTTTTGACGTATTTAAGTTCTAATATCCCACATTTTAAATGTTGGGTGCGTAAAGAGTATACTTATAATCACGAACAATATGAAGGAGAATATCTACATGCATTAGCAATAGCTGTAAATACAATACCAGATAGATGTTTAAGTTTTAATATTGTGTTTACAGGTTGTGATGAAGATGAAAATATACATGGTGGTGCGATGTGGGCCAGAATGCCAATCACTGCATTAATTGCAGACAATAGATTGGATGAATGGCCGGAAAGAATGCCAACACACTTAGCCCAACCGTGGGATTGTTCATCAAGAAATCATGCATTAATTGTAATGGATAGAGTATCTTCAAGTCCGTGGCTTTGTAAAATAGATGGAGAATTTTATACTGGTCGTTATATGTTTACAATAGATTATACAGATAGTCATATATCAGATGATCCAGCACAACATAAACAATCACATGTATTAGAACTTTTAGATGCAGATGAATATACAGGTAATATTGTAGCATTGCCTAATAATAGAGTTAGAATAACTAATCCTGCTTTGTGGGAAGCTGGCGAAGGCGCACCAGATTTTGTTCCAAGTCAATATATTCATTCAGCAGAAATAGACGATAGTTACATGGACCCTAATGTAACATTTAATAATCTTTATGCAGAGGAGAAAAAAAATGGCAGTAAAAAGAAAAACAAAAGGAAGAAGTAAAGTAAAAAAAATGGCTGGTGGCGGTCGTATGAAAACTAAGTACCGTGCTAAAGGCGGTGCTATGAAAACCAAATACCGTGCTAAAGGTGGTGCTATGAAAACCAAGTATCGTTCCCGTGGTGGCCGCACTAAGTAATGTCTAAAAAAAGTGATCCTAAAGTTGGTACTGGTAAAAAACCTAAAGGTTCTGGTCGAAGACTTTATACTGATGAAAATCCAAAAGATACCGTTGGTATAAAGTTTGCTACTCCAGCAGATGCTAGAGCAACAGTAGCAAAGGTTAAACGAATAAATAAACCTTATGCTCGTAAGATACAAATACTAACTGTAGGAGAACAACGTGCTAAAGTTATGGGTAAAAGTCAGGTAGCTTCTATATTTAAAAAAGGTAAGGAAGCTATTAGAAAAGCAAGAGGTACAAATGGCAGTCGTAAGAAAACGTAAAACTAAATCAAAAAGCAAATCACCTACACCAAAAAATAAAGCTTTATATTCAAGAGTAAAGTCTGAAGCTAAACGTAAATTTGATGTGTATCCTAGTGCATATGCTAATGCTTGGTTAGTTAAAACATATAAGAAGCGTGGCGGCACTTACGTATGAGCCTGAAAGAATGGTTTGGAAAAGGCCCAAAAGGAGATTGGGTGGACATTGGTGCGCCCAAGAAAAAGGGTAAGTTCCAAGCCTGTGGTCGTACATCTACTAAATCTAAAAAAAGAAAATATCCAAAATGTGTGCCACGATCTAAAGCTAAATCAATGACTGCTGCACAAAGAAAAAGTGCAGTAACTAGAAAAAGAGCAAAACCACAAGGAGTTCGTGGTAAACCTACAAACGTAAAAACATTTACTAAAAAGAAAAAAACAGTTAGAAAAAGAGTTAAAAAATGAATGAAACAGAAAAATGTTTAGAATGTGATTGCTGTTGTCATTGTGACAAAGAAGGTTGTGAATGTGGTTGTAAATCTTGTAATCATTCTGCATGGGGTGAAGCTACGGTGGATATGGAATAATGGCAGTATCAGGTACATATGATTTTAACCTTGATATAGATGAGGTTATACAAGAAGCAATGGAAATGATTGGGGGTGAAAGCACTCTTGGTCATGAACCTGCTTCTGCACGTAGATCAGTTAATCTTATGCTTAAAGATTGGCAGAATAGAGGTATACTTCTTTGGAGTACTTCTGTTTCTAGTGTAACTGTAGCTGCAAGCACCACAACTTATTCTCTTGCATCTTCTACTATAGATGCTTTGGAAGTAGTATTAAATAGAGATAGTACTGATCTACAACTACAACGTATTTCCCCGGAAGAGTATCTTCTTATTCCTAATAAAACACAAACAGGCCGTCCCAGTCAATACTCACTTCGGAAAGAACGTGATAATCCTGTATTATCTCTTTGGCCTCTTCCTGATAATTCTACAGATGTATTAAAGATAGAAATTATTTCTGAACTTCAAGATGTTAATAAATCAGCAATACAAAATGCAGATATACATAAAAGTTTTCTTCCTTGTTTAACATGTGGTCTGGCATATAATATGTCTATGAAAAGACCTAATGTTCCAATGGAACGAATTAACATGTTAAAAGTTAATTATGAAGAAAAATTAGCATTAGCAATGTTATCAAATAGAGAACGAGCAGTTATGAAAGTTGTTCCTAGATTGAGGTATGTCTAGTGGCTAGTAATAAAAATGCACTAGCTATGTGCGATACATGTGGGTTTGTCTATCCACATCGTATTATGAGAATGAACAGTTATGGGATGCTGGTATGCCCGGAAGACTTTGAAGGACAGTTTGATCTGAAGAACCATCCTCAAAATCATGTGCCTGATGTAAGGGATAATCCAGCTATTCTTAATCCTCGTCCCGATACAGGTGGGCGTAATCTTACGTGGAGTCAGGCTAGTACCGCATGGGGATCAACAGATAAGTATTGGAATCTAATATGAGCGATTTAACAAGTCAACTAATATCAAATACATATAAGCAGATTATACTTGTTAGTTCTTCAACTAGCAATACTGGTGTAGACACTTCTCTGAAAGCAGTTCAAACAGGTGATGGTGTTAATACTGCTCTAAAGCTTGCTACTAATGGAGTTCAAATTACTGGTGCTTTAGGTGTTGGGGGTGCTGTATCTTTAGATAACAGTCTTCATGTAGATGACAAAGTATGTGCAAGTTCTTTTTATGGCGATGGCTCAAACCTTAGTGGTGTAACTGCAACGATTGGTGGTAACATATCAGTAAGCAATGCCACAGTAGGTGGTAATCTTTATGTAGGCGGCACTGCCACAGTTGCTGGTGCGGCACACCTACAGTCAAGTCTGTCCGTTGCAGGGGCTGCACAGTTTGCCAGTACTGTTACTATGGTTGGTGCAGCACAATTTCAAAGCACTGTAACTGCTGTTGGTGCAGCTACTTTTAAATCTACAGTTACAGTAGAAAATGCAGCAGCCCTAAAAAATAATGTATCAGTTGGTGGTACATTTAATGTAGCTGGTGCTGCCGGATTTACTTCCAAGTCTGACTTTAGTAATGATGTATCAGTTAGCGGTCGCCTTGATGTGAGAACATCAGCTTGTATTGGTGGAGTGCTTGATGTTGAGGGTGTAGCTAACTTTGCAACGAATGTATCAGTAAGTGGTAATTTAAATGTTGTTGGCAATGTAACCGCTGCGTCTTACTATGGTGATGGTTCTAATCTTACAGGTATAACTGTTGATGTAGGTGGTAATATCTCTGTTAGTAATGTTTTGGCTGGAGGTACATTAAGAGTTGCTGGAGCAACCTCCCTTGAGGGTGCAGTTGATCTCAACAGTACGCTTACTGTAGCTGGCGCAGTAAGTCTTGCTTCTACACTATCAGTAGGTGGAGCAGCAAACTTCCTGAGTACAGTTACTATTGCTGGTGCTAATGTTCAAGCTGTTAATGCAAGAGTTTGTGCAAGTGCTTACTACGGAGATGGTTCTAATATTACAGGTGTAACCGCTGATATAGAGGGAAATATTTCTGTTAGTAATCTTCTAGCTGGAGGTACGCTCAGAGTTGTAGGAGCAACTTCTCTTGAAGGTGCAGTTGATCTTAACAGTACACTTACCGTTGCAGGTGCAGTATCGCTTGCTTCTACTCTTTCAGTAGGTGGAGCAGCAAACTTTGCTAGCACTGTAACAGTAGTAGGCGCAGCACACCTACAAAGCACAGCTTCAATATCTGGTAATACTGTAGTTGGTGGTACTTTACGAGTTGCTGGAGCAACTTCATTGGAGGGTGCTGTTGATCTTAATAGCACACTTACCGTTGCAGGAGCGGTGTCACTTGCTTCTACTTTAAGTGTAGGTGGTGCAGCAAACTTCCTCAGTACAGTAACCA